TTAGCCCAGCCTGTCTACGTTCAGTTGATCGGTGTCGAGAATGAAAGCATGGTTGTCGGCCCAGTTGCCAAGGGACAGCGTAACCACCGTGTCGGCCGGGGTCACGGAGATTCGACGACCCTTGATGACGCAGTACGCGGTCTGCGACGACGCCCCGGAACCCGTCCAAGTAATTTTCAACCGTTGCCACAAGCCTTCTTCAATGGACAGTAGAGACGCCCACTTTGAATGGGCCGCGCTGGCGGCTAGTCGTTTGACCAGCGTTGCCGACGAGCTGATCTCGACCGGCGTAAATCGGCTGGTGCCGTAACGATTCGTTAGTCGGGTTGCCATCGTTTGAACGTCCGTGGCGTTTCTTATGAACGTGTTGGTGTAGGCGGCTGTTCGAGATCCGTACGTTGTTTGACTGCCCGAATTGGTTGTATTTGTTGACGCCCCGGTGTAGTTACCGCGAATTTGGACTTGCGTAATCAACGTGTCGTTGTTGAATTCCTGTCGGAACGTGTCATTTTCAAATGGCAGTTTTGTACCTGACAATGACCCCGGCGGGTCGAATTCGTAGTCATGTCGGTATGCGGTGTCAAAAGTGTTCGTTGACGGCAAATACCGGCCGTTGTATTGAACGGACGTTCCTGATTCAACGATCGTTGTGGCCCAAAGAACGGTATTTGCCGACGGAATGACTGATGTTTGCCACAAATCAGCGAACGATGAGTACGTCAAACTGGCCGTGTCAGAAATAACGTCCGGGTTTGCTACAGCGTAGGAAGTTAGACCGGACAACGTGCCCGTTTTTCCTAGTCGCGGGTAGAAAAGCGTCGAATAAGTTGACGCGTCAAACGCAACATTTACCGCCGTTTGATAATCGGTCGCTGGGAACGCTGGCACAGTTGGAGGAACTGACCGGCCACCGACCGTGTAACCATCTAACGCGGTGATCGTGACTGTGGAAAACACGCCGTCGTCCTGCAGATCGAAGTCCGTGATAACGCCGTGAAACACCTGTTTTGTGACTGTTGACGTTGACGTGATCGTGGTGGAGACAAACAAGCCTAACGCGAACCAGTCGGTCGTGCCGTAGGTGCCACCCCCGCCGGGGGTCAGGGCGCCGTCACGGTTCAGGAGGGTGATGACGCACCGGCCTCGACCGATGACGTTCACGTCGACGTTTTGGTCGATCTGCATGCCCATGACGCGACTGCTGAAATCGGTCGGGCTGGCGACCCCACCAATTTTGACTGTCCAAGACGTGTCGATTGTCATGGTTACGGCCTGACGTTCGTGGTCGTTGCCACGGGCACAGATCCGTTGTCCCTCGACCAACGCTGCATCGCCCGCACAACGTCGTCACCGGACGACCCAGCAGGCATGTTGATCGTCACGTTCGTTGCCGACTGACCGCCAATCGTCGTGTTCGTCCCAAACGTGCCGATACCCGGAACGTACGTTTGGCCGGGATTCATGGCCGTGTTCGCGGATTGGCGGCGCAACATCCGGTTTTCCTCGGCCACATCCTCCAACAGCGCCGGGTTGCGGAGCACCGCGGTGGCGTACTCCAAATTCCCGGTTTTGACGTGGAACAAGATTGCGTTCGCTTCGGCACCCGTGATTTCTTTGGCGGCCAACATGGTCGCCACCAGATCACCGATCGCCCGCTGGGCGTCCCGAACAGCCGAGTCGATCTGGTCAGCGTTGATTTCTTCACCGTTGAACGCCGCCACGATCGCCTCGTTTAGTTCGTCAACCTGTCGTTTGGCTTCGTCAAATGCGTCCTGGCGGGTCAACTGGCCGAGGAATGTATCCCATGCGTAGGTGACGTCAGGAAGGACGGTTTCGGTTTGATCCTCCAACACCTTGCCCATTTCCTCAGCCGCGATCCGTGACTGGTAATAGCCCTCGTAAGTCGCTTTCAACGCCGACTCCAGGTCGTCGCCTCCACTAGTGCCGCTTTTTAGTGCTTTTTGTAATCCTTGGATGTCGCCGCGAACGGCGGCCCAACCGCCACGGGCGGCACGAACGAAAAAGTTGTCTTGCAGATCGGTGATCCGTTTGATCGCTTCGGCCATGTCGGTCAGGTATGGCACCAATTCCTGACCAACGATGATTGCAAGATCTTCGCCAACGTCTTTAAGATCGTCCATTGCGTCGCGGAATTGGCGGGCTTTTTCCAGTTCCTCAGGCGTAATGATTTTTTGCTCGGATACTTCTTCGAGGCGATCCCGTAGTTGACTGGCCCCTTGCTCGATCAGCGGGGCAACGGATTGCCAGCCCTTGCCCAACAGTCTGATGCCTTCCTTGGCTTTTTGGGCGGGGTCTTTAATTTTGTTGAGGTAGTCGATTGCGGCCAAAAACGCTTCGTTGGCTTTGATGGTGCCTTCGCTGGTGTAAAGGGCTTCACCACCCAAGGCTTCAAGGGTGCCTTTATCGCTGGAAATTGTGCGTAATAGGCGCCCGGCCGACGACTCGAGGGCGCCGACGTCAACGTCCAGATCGCCTGCGACTTCCAGGAGGCGGCTGGCGTCCTCGACGGCGAATCCGGTGGCGGCCGAGAATTCACCGGCGGCAAGTGCTGTCCGTTGGAACGCTTCTACGCCGTCTGTGGCGAATTTGATCAGGGATCCCGCGGCGGCGCTTGCAAATGCGGCGGCGTTAGTTTCGACGAAATCCATGGCGACTTTGGAACCGGCTTTGAATTTGCCCATGGCGCCTTCGGCATTGCCGACTTGTGCTTTGAAGTTCTTGAACGCCGCTTCGGCCGACTTGACGCCTTTGTCGACGAATTCCGAAACGATGGGCAGGGTAATTGCCATTAGCGGATCCTCATCAGGGCACGAGTGGTTTCGTCCTCGACGCGGGCCACGATGTCACGGAGCCCGGCCTCCAAGTCGGCTGTCTTGGTTTCCAGATCGGCCCACATGAATCGGGACGCCGGGCGACCCAACGCGGCCGACAATGCCGGGGCAAAGTTGGGGCGCTGGTACTCGGAGCTGCGCCGCGACGACGAGCCACCAGCCCGGCCAGCCATGTCGGTGATCGCCACCGGGGCGCCTTTGGTGCTGATTTTGATGACCGCGACGGTGCTGGTGCCCGGCGGTTCGGTCAACATGCGTCGAGGACGGCGGGTGTCGGTTCGGACGGCGACGTTGCGGCGGTTCGCCCAGCCGGTACGGCCCGCATGGTTCATGCCTGACAGGGGTGCTTCGGCGGGAATGGATCGGTTGATTTCTTGGGCGACCGGCCGCACCAAACGCTGAATGTCCCGACCGATTTCCTTGCGGAGCTCCGGTTCCAAACGGCGCAGTTCACGCAACGATTCTTGTAGACCGCGAACTTCGATCATTGGAACGGCGCCTCCTTCGGCGTCAATAGTCGCACCATTTCGTCAATGATGGTGGGAGGGGTGTCGAGCAGGTCGAGGGGGCTGATCCCTGTACGGATCGCTAGTTGGGCGATCAGGTTGGTGGCGTATTGGGCTCGGCCGACTGTCCTTTTGGGACGAACGTGACCTCAGCCACGTCGTCGAGGAATCCGGTGAACGGTTTGACCGTGACTTGGGCGCGGCGCAGGGCATGCCATGCAAGGTTCGCCAACGGTTTGAACCGCAGATCGGCCAAGAATTTGCCGGGTGACAGGCCCGGATTGGCATCTTCCCAATCAACCGCGACACGGTAGGTGACGGGCACCGTGTGTTCGGTGCCGTCCTCCATGACGACGCGTAGATCCATTCCGATCATGTCGGCCCCCAGTCAGTTATCGGTTGGTCAGGTGATGTCGCGGGTCAGGGCGCCGCCTTGGAACACGGCCTCGACAGACGACAGTTCGCCGTAGGCGCCAGCGATCGGGGTGAACGACGCCAACATGCAGCCCGTCAGCGTGTATTCCGGGTTGCTGGGCGATTCGGTGGTTCCCGCCGGGCTCATGACGAGGGTGCAGGTGCCGGTGTTCCACGCGTCGTACAGCACGGCTTCGATTTCGTTTGAACCGTACGAGTTGTAGAGGGTCAGGGTGATCTGGTTGTTCTGCAAACCTTTGACGAACTTGTGGGCCGTGTCACCGAACGCGGTGGACTCCAACGCGTCAAACGCGGCGGTGATCGTCGCGGCCGAACAGTTGTCGGACAGGTCGGTGGTGGTAAGGCCGACGGTGATGTTCACGGTCGGGTTCTGCAAGTAGGTGGTCGTGGCCATGGGTTAGTTCCTTTGGGTGGAGGCTCTGACGGTCAGATCGTACGACGGGATTTCTTGACTGCCCACTAGGGCTATGGACGGCTGGCCGGCCACGATGTCCATGTCGGACTGCATCAACGATTCGACGGTGGTCATCAGGTAGTCGGCGGCGTCACTGTTGCCCGGCGGGGCGGCCAAGACTCGGATGACCAG